ATTATACGGCCCAAATAATTGAGTGAAATTTTGATTAAAATGGTCTAAAAATCTACTCTCTGTTATATTTTCATCAACATCTTTGTCAACTCCAATAATCAAAGTTGTCTGTGCATAATCGCCATCTTCTATTCCTATACCTTTTCCAGATGTAGAATGTGCGCCCGATGATTGTGCATTACCTGCGCCCTCAATAACTCCATATGGAATTTGCCAATAAGTATTATTATCTGTAGTTGCTAAATAATTTGTAGGTGGATAAGCGGGGGATGAATGGGTTAATATCGGGAGTTTCCCTGTTTGATGCATAGCGGCATTCCACATCTGTTGTAACATATTTAGACCAAGAGAAGGAGATACTTCTGTAAAAGTATTTTTACTTCCTCTACCTTTAGTGTGAAATCTATAAAAGGAATCTGATACAGTTTGATTAGCCAAAGTAGTTTGTCCATCACCACAAACATAAATATAATTATAATAAAGTTGAGGTGTTCCATCTGATTTTATCAAAGGTTTTCTACATTCATCTACTAAAGTAAAACTTGTAGAACTTGTATTATTTGCCTTTACTTTCCCTAAATAATGCCCTTCATCTGTAAAAATTTGGTCGCCATTGGCTAATATCCCCGAAGGATTTCCTATAGTTGTTACGACTGTATCACTGGTAGCATAAGAAGTAATTATTAAAGCGACCCTTCTTAATGGTTGATACCTTGTATATTCAAAATTAGGAGTGTTTAATTTACTTATATCATTTGGTAATCTTTCTGGGTCTATTAAATTAAAATGCCAGTCATAAGTACAGTCAATTAATCTCATTAAACCAAATCTTTTCATTTCAGAAGGAACAATAGATGAACTACTAATAGGTAATGTTTGATAATTTTCATCTGTTTCATATTCTTCTTGTAAAGAGCCTTCATAATATTCATGATTGGTATTACTATTACCAAACACACTATCTCCCTTTAATAAAATACTATAATCGGTAAAATTCCTATTAACAGTATTTCCATCTACTACTCCAGAATAACCAATATGGTGTTTTCTCGACATAGAATCTGGATACATATCAGCAGGGGAGAAAATAAACCACCTCATTGTTTTAGGGTCGGGCAATTCCCAATGGTCTTTAGCCCTTGTAATTCCATCAAATTTAGGACCAATAAATGGTGGATATAGAATACTAATTTCTTCATAACCTGTGGTATTATCATCGACCCCACCAACTCCAAATCCTTGAGCCGCTACTACCGTTCCTAATTGAGTGAAAGGAACTTTTCCGTAGTCCATTATATATTTAGTGTTTGCTAATCCACCCAATTTAAAAGTTCTATTATTATTTTTATCAGGCCATCCACCTAATTTTACCCATTGAGCAAGTAAACTCTTAGCAAAAACACTTCCATCTAATGCAGGTGCGGGATGGATGTAAGCAGAGTCAGTAGAGCCGCCATCCCATTCTACATCATAATCATAATCATTATCAGAATTAGTTTTCCATCTCCTATATTGAAGAACTGTTTCCGGTAAATCACTATTTAATGGGGATTCAACATCTTCTTGCCAGTCTCCCCCTCTATAATTATCATGTATTCTCGGCATATATCTTGGATAAGATAACACTTCATGGCTTGAGTTTTCTGGAGAAGTAATAGTAGTTCCATGTTTATTAAAATCAGCAAAATTACTACCAGTTACAGGTCTAAAATCTCTTGATTCTGGTGAAAGATGTTCCAAGAAATAGGGGTGAATTTTATACATATTAGTAGCGGGGTCGCCCGAACCACTGTTAAAACTAAATAATGAAATATCTGTTGTATAAGCGGAAGCAGTTGTTAAACCCGCATGTGTAACTGACCAAGCAAAATCATTATTATGATAACCATAAGGATATTTCATCAATCTATTTTTACCATATTTAGCATCAGCAATTCTATAAGCAGTAGCATATCCATTCACTCTACCTTTTTCAGTATTATATGCCTCTTTTATTTGTCCATCTTTTCTTCTTCTATTAATATAAGATAGATATTGGCCTTTTTGTAAACCGAAATATCTCCATTTAGTATTACCATATCTATCAATTACATCAGAATAAATAGATGAATAAGTGGGGGTGTATGCACCACTTGCATTTGCCGCTACGCTACTATCTGTAATATGATGATAAATACCCCCTGCCCATTTAATAGGTTTACAAGTTTGTCTACCTACAGTTTCAGCCGCATTAGGGCTGGATAAAATCGGATTAGTTAAAGTCAAAACACCACCTTGACTCAATCCCTGCGTATTTAAGAAATATAACCCTTGAGTAAAATAATCTGTTAATACAGTTATTTTTACATCTTGGCCCGTAGTATCATTTTCAAATACACCTTGACCACTTGAACCAGTTATATTTGTTCCATCTAATTTTCTGGTAAAGAAAATGACTTCACCCAACTGCAATACTTCATCTTCAAATACATAACCAACTGTAAATACTCCATTAAGACTAGTATGGCCTTTACTTGCATCTTGTTGTTCAAGTTTAATTCTCATTCCTTGTTTTAATGTTCTTAAAAATGTATATGTAGTAGGATTAGTTGATTTTATTCTACCAATTTGGAATGCGGCTGACCCAAATGAGTGTACGTCAGTATTTTGTTCAAATTTAATTAAAGTTCCCGCTAAATATTGAGGTGGACTGGCTTCACCATAATATTTGTAAATTGCTTCACTACTTGTTACTGATTTAAATAGTGGCCTATCCAAAGTAAATGCTATTCTATTGTTAGATATTCCATCGCTTGAACCTGCACTTATATCAATAATCTTTCCAAATAAATTACCATCAGAATCAAAGATAAAATCTCCTTCATTAAGTTCTTCAATCCAAGTAGAAAATTGGAATATTCCACTATATCCTTTTACTTGCGTATCTGGAAAATCACCAACAGTTAGTAAATATTTATCTCTACTATCTAAAGGGTTATTATCTACTCTTGCAAAAACAGCAGGGCAAATTGGAGCAACTTCTAAAATTGTTTCTTTATCTTTTGAATTTATATTAATTATATCATATTCAGTTAAAGAATTTACAGTATGTAAATTAACATAATCAATAGTATATTTATTAGTAATTTCATCTGCTAAATGACAATAAAAAGGAAAATCATAATCAACTTTATCTATCGAATTAATACTGTAACCTTTGGCTAATGGGTGAGTTCCACTTGATGTTCCAACTAAAGTATCTCCATCTTTATATGGTGCCTTAGAATTACTTAAAGTTAAATTACGCCCATCAGTGAAAATAACTCCCTTATTCCCTGCTCCTAATAAAGAATTAACTCTCGTAGTAATATAAGGATTAGAACTCATTGCTTTAGCAAAACTAACCGTATTACCTTTAATATATTGTTCCACTCTAGATGATGTATTAGATATATCATCTAATTCTAAAGGAATTACATCAGAAGTATTAGTCCATTTAGGAGAAAACATTATTGTTTCTCCCTCTTTTAATCTGGTAGGAATCCCTTCTTCTAAAGTAATATCATAATCATTAGTTGATACTGTAAAAGAAAATATTCTACCAATAAATACTCCTTGAGATGTAAATAATAAATCCCCAATTAAAGGAGTTAAAGATGCTTGAGAACCTTGCTCAAGAACTTCAATAACAGTAGTCCCTACTTCATATACACCATTATCTGGGCGATTAATAGTTCCTAACATACTCATTCTTTCTATTGGGCCAACAGTAGAATAAACAATATCTTCTGTAAATTTAAAATCTTTATTAACTATTGGCCCTAATAATTTAGCAATATTATTTCTACCTTTTATTTTTAATTTAAACATTCCATCTTCAATTACTTGTTCTATACTTTCTATTATTCCACTAAATATTCTTTTTTCTATATCAAATTGACCTGCGAAATAATCTAAATAAGATACTACTCCTCTAACATGAGTATTTGTTATAGAGGCTGGAGATTGTTCAATATTATAACGATATAAACTTCCACCAGCATCAAAATCACTATTAATAGGATAACCATATAATGATACATTAGAAAGTTTATCAGCATAAGGAAGATAATCAGTTCTATTATAAGATTCTAAAAATCTTTCATCTTTAAGATGAGGTTTTAATTTTAAGAATTTATTATCTTTATCTCCATATTCAACTTTAATTCTATGACCAGTCATTTGGCCTCCTCTTAAAACTAAATTAATATCATTAATTCTACTTGAACTTGCTTTTTCTAAAGAAATTTCACCAATATTAATTGTTGGTCTTGTATTATCAGAGGGGTTTTTATTTTCAATAACGGTTTGAAAATCTCTTACATTTCTATTCCAATTAGTAGGAGCAGTCGCTCCATTATAATCTAAAATATAATTAGACATATCTGTATCTGTAGGAATTTGAGAAATTATATTATCTACTAAAAATGAATACTTACTTCTATATGCTGTAGTGCTAAAATTTGGAACAGTAGATAAATCGGTAGTGGTAGCCAATTTATATTCAGTATCATCTTGTTTTCTCCATCTAATAATTCTCATTACTTGTTCATCAGATAAACTACCACTTTTATTTACTATATAATTTGGAGTGAAATGATATAATGTTCCAGATGCATTTACTGTAAAGGTATCATATAGTGGGTCATATCTACTTGATGTAAGTGTTTTACTATTAGGAATAGGAGAACTTAATAAAAATCTTAAATCATTTTTACTTCCTAAATCTACAGCATTAATATCATTTATATTTGAATTAGTTGTTGAATATTCTACAGTTCCTATTGGTTCATTTCTTGATTTACCTATTTCTTCTGTAGCAAATATTTGATGAATATAAATAGGGTCGCCTTCTTTCATTTTTTTAGCCAATATCTTTTGTGTATCTGCGAATACAATATCTACATATCCACCACTAGAAGTTACTGATTCATAATCGATCATCTCCATAGTATTAGGAGCAATATTATTAGTTAAAGGAGAATCAGTATAATGCATATATCTTGTTTGACCAATATTCCAACCATAATAATGAGTGGCTTCACTATTAGGTCTATTAGCCATCCTAAATGAATCCTTTAAATGGTTAGTAGAATCAAAAGCACAATACATTTTATTGTGGTCTAAATCTACTGCATGGGCTAAGAATCTTAATCTTAAAGCAGAGGTTGTTCCAACATCATCATCAGCAGTTAAATCCCCAATATCTAAAGTTAAGGTTGTAGCATTAGAATCAGTATTATTCTTTAAAGCATAAATATCATCATTACCCCCTGTTGCACTACCAGAAATAACAAATCTTGATTCTCTTAATATTCCCATT